TACAGCAACGCCTAGACGAAAGAGTTACAGTATTCAGCTTTGGTGTAGCAAACGACGGCATTGCCGATGTAACTGTAGTCTTACAACAGGCTATCAATCAAATCTTCTTAAATCCAGCAACAGTAGCTAACACATCAAGTAGAATTATTTTAGAAATACCAGCTGGAACTTATAAAATAAGCAATAAAATTTATGTACCCTGCTACGCAACCATAGTTGGTGCAGGCGTTGATAAGACTATCGTAGAATACATTGGAACTGATGTAGCATTTGCATTTGTCAATACCACTGCTACTCCAGGTAATCCTAGTACTATTAACACATCAAGCTATAATAATCAAGCACAGAATATTACAATTAAAGGTATGACTATTCATACTCAAACTGTTAATAAGCCTGCTATGGTTTTAGATGCAGTGAGAGACAGTGTGTTTGAAGATCTATTGATCTACGGTGACTGGAACGCTTCAGTAAACGATACTAGTTCTTCTGCACAAGGCGGTCTACAACTTAATGCATTAAGCGCACTGGTAACTTGCCAACGCAATACATTTAGAAATGTAACAGTTAAAGGATTTACCTACGGTGTAAATGCTAAACAAGATATCTTAACAAACAAATTTGAAAACTGCCACTTTGAAAAACTGTACATGGGTGTTGCCTTAGGACGACTAGCTGATCTTTCTTCTTCAGGACAACAATACGGCCCTAGAACTACAGTGTTCGATAACTGTAACTTTGTAAACATACTAAGAGAAGCAGTATATGTTTACAACGGTCGAGGCAACTCTGTAACTAACTGTCGTTTTAATAACGTTGGTAATGATGCTATTGAAGGCAACGGTAACGAACAAGCAGAATATACACAAATTAGATTTATATCTCAAGGCAATTCAGCAGTTAATAATTTTTCAGATCGATCAGTTGACTTACCAACAGACTTTTTAGAAACTGCCTATGTCGGGGAAGTTAGCGGTATTGCATCTTACAGTTCATTTGGAGCTCAAAAAGTTGTGTTGGGTCAACTAGCAGGAACTACAGTTGTTACTCAAGCAACTGCTTTAGAAAGTGGAACTGGAAATATCACCGTAGTCAATGCTAGCGGTATGGCCGCAGATCAAAGTATTGTATTTGTTTCTTCGTTTGGCAACATCGAAGCTGGTACTACCTATTACATCAAGCAGGTAGTCAGCGGAACAATTATTAGACTAAGCCTGACACCTGGCGGCGCATTATTTGATCCGGGAACTGCGTCTGGACCAGTTGTCTGTACATCATTTGCGCCTGGCGGATTAGCCTTTAGACTGCCAATTGACAACGACTCAACTGGTTATGTTATCAACTATGTCTACAGAAGCACAACTCGTTCAATCACTCGACGTGGTACTATGACAGTAATTGTGGACACAGTTAATAAAACTGCCCAACTAACTGATGAATATGATTTTGTTGGCACTGCTGGCTCCGAGACTGCGTTATTCTTTACAGCCAAGTTGTTGTCGTTAAACGGAGTCAATAGAGATACCTTGGGCATATACTATACTAACACCTCTGATGGTGACGTTGCAGCCGATTTCATCTATTCATATTCTGCGGTGCTCTAACCATTTACCTAGACTTTTTTATTAACTACGTGTATTATTATCTCTATCAAGATGATAATCTCGCGTGAGTTCGTTTGCCTTGAAAAAAGTGCGTCAAATCAATTCTAAAATACTAATTTTGAATATCTTTTTTAGGTATTGGTATGCTCACTAAATACTACCTAAATTGACAATTTCGGAATACCTCACTCGTAGAATAATAAAATGAATAAGATTACAGTAATCAAAAGAAACGGAAACAGAGAGCCACTAGCTGTAGAAAAGTGGCAAGCGCAGGTAGCCAAAGTCTGTAAGGGCATCGCAGACGTTAGCCAATCAATGATAGAAATCAAAGCTCAGTTACACTTTTATGATGGTATCACTACAAAAGAAATTGACGGCATAACTCTAAGAGCCATTGTTGATCTAATTGATATTGAAAGCAATCCAGACGTAGGGCATACTAACTATCAATACGTGGCAGGCAAGCAACGTCTTTCGATGTTGCGTAAAGATGTTTACGGAGACTTCAATCCTCCTCATCTATATGAAATAGTCAAACGTAATGTTGATGTAGGTCTATATACTCCAGAGCTACTTGAGTGGTACAGTCAAGATGACTGGAACAAAATGAATGACATGCTGGACCATGAAAAAGATGAACAGTATTCATATGCGGCTATTGAGCAACTTATTGAAAAATACCTTGTTCGTAATCGCGCCACAAAGGAAATTTATGAAACACCACAGGTACGCTATATGATTGCGGCTGCAACTGTGTTTCATAAAGAAGAGCCAAACACGGCTCGTATGCGTTATATAAAGGAATATTACAATGCGGCTAGTGATGGCTTGTTTACTCTCGCTACACCTGTGCTTGCTGGGCTTGGGACTCCTACAAAGCAGTTTAGTAGCTGTGTTCTTATCCGCAGTGACGATGATCTGGACAGTATATTTGCTTCTGGAGAAATGATGGCCAAGTATGCCAGCAAACGTGCAGGCATTGGTCTAGAGATTGGTCGTCTACGCCCGTTGGGCAGTCCCATCAGAGGTGGTGAGATCATGCACACTGGCATGATCCCATTCCTTAAGAAATGGTTTGGTGATTTACGTTCATGTTCACAAGGAGGAATTCGCAATGCAAGTGCTACTGTGTTTTATCCTATTTGGCATCATCAGTTTGACGATCTTATTGTACTTAAAAATAACCAAGGTACGGAAGAAACTAGAGTGCGCCATATGGACTATGGCGTTGTATTGTCCTCATTCTTCTGGAGACGATTTAAGAATAAAGAAAACATTACATTCTTTGATCCAAACGAAGTGCCGGACCTGTACGAAGCTTTCTACAGTAACACAAAACTCTTTGAAGAGCTTTATGTAAAATATGAGAGAAAATCTGATTTGCGTAAGAAAACAATGAGTGCAGAAGAAGTATTCAAAAGCGGAATACTAAAAGAACGTACTGATACAGGACGTATCTATCTTGTGTTTATTGACAACGTAATGAACCAGGGACCGTTTGATCCTGAGTATCATACCATTTATCAGAGTAACCTTTGCTGTGAAATTCTTCTTCCTACTAAACCCTTTAAGCGTCTGGATGATGATTCTGGTCGCATCGCTCTTTGCACACTCGGATCAATTAACTGGGGCGCCTTCCGCAACCCAGAAGATATGCGCCGCGCTTGCCGTATTCTTCAGCGAAGCCTGTGCAATATACTTGATTACCAAGATTTCTTAAGTATTCAAAGTAAACTATCAAATGACGAAATACAACCATTGGGTATTGGTGTTACAAACCTAGCCTACTGGCATGCTAAGAGAGGATTAAAATATGGTAATGCAGACAGTCTTGCAGATGTTAAATCGTGGATGGAGCACCAAGCGTACTATCTTACAGAAGCCACTGTTGAGCTGGCCAAAGAAAGAGGCAAGTGTAAAGACTCAGACAAAACTTGGTATGGACGAGGTATCTTTCCGTGGGAAAGACGTGCCCAAGGTGTAAACGAACTTGCAGATTTTGCTCCTGAATTAGATTGGGAACCACTGCGTGAACAAATGAAACAACACGGTGTGCGTAATGCTACACTAATGGCCATTGCTCCTGTAGAATCTAGTAGTGTTGTTATCAACTCTACTAACGGTATTGAAATGCCTATGAGTTTAATTAGCACTAAGGAATCAAAAGCAGGATCATTTGTACAGGTTGTACCCGAATATCATAAATTAAAGAACAAATATCAAATGATGTGGGATCAAACAGATTGTGTTGGCTATATTAAAACTGCGGCTGTACTACAGGCCTATGTAGATCAAAGTATCTCAACAAACACATTTTATAATCCTGCACATTTTACAGAACGTAAAGTGCCAACAACTTTAATTGCTAAGAATCTGATGCAGGCACAGTTGTGGGGTATTAAGACATTCTATTACAGTTTAATTAATAAAGCAGGTAGTAAGATGCAGGAAGAACCTCAACCCAAACTAAACGGATTCCACGATGTTCCGTTTAATGGTCATGAGGTCGAATTAGTTGATGACGATTGTGAGGCATGTAAACTATAATGTTAGAAACAATTTGTGAAGTTCTTGAAGACGCATATAAGCGTAATTGGATTACCAGTCGAGATGGTAATGTGAGTATTCGCCACCATGACCGTGATCATTTTTATATCACTCCAAGTGGCGTTCGTAAACAGACTCTTCAACCAGATCAATTTAAAAAGATTAAGATTAATAAAAGTATTCACAGTGGTTGGGGTACAGCAGATTTTCTCTATGCTTGGGAAGAATTAGACTATACTGAAATTAGTAAGAATCTAAGACCAAGTGGAGAGATACCTTTACACTTTGGTCTGCAAAAAGAAATGGGACAGCATAGTAATGATGTGCGGGTAGTAGTTCACGTTCATCCCACGTATTGTGTTGCAGCCATGCATGCCGGAATTGATCTAAGTACTGTTGTAAACAGCTTTCCAGAACTTAGTCGTTATACAAAAGTTGCACCTAATGTAGGCGATGTTCCTCCCATTAGTCAGGAACTTGCAGATCAGTGCCTTGAAAAGTTACAGTTAGACAGAAATGGAAATATTTCATTTGATATTGTAGGAATCAAAGGTCACGGTGTTGTAGCCATAGATACTAGTCCATGGCGAGCTTATGAACATATTGAACGACTAGAACATATTTGTAAGATTGTTCTAGCATCTGGAAAATATTAAAATGACCTACAGATTCATTAAGAACTTTCTACAAGAAGGCCGCCCTGACAAACTTGAAATAAAAAGTTTGCCATACAAAGCTACTGCATTAGATCCTAGTATATCTGAGGACACAATCAAATATCATTTTGGTAAGTTGGCTAAGACCTATGCTGAAAGATATAACAAGGGCGAAGGTGATCTAAAGTTCAACGAGGCTGGAGTGTTTTTACATAACATATTGTTTCAACAGTATCAACCACCTTCAACACCAAACACACCAGTTGGTGCTGTTCTTGATCTTATTGAAGAACACTTTGGGACTTACGAAAAATTTAAATCAGAGTTTGAAAAAACTGCCATGTCAATACAGGGCAGTGGATGGGTCTATTTGGCCAAAGATGGAAAAATAAAAACAATAACTAATCATGAAATTAGAAAAGATATCGTAATTCTTGTTGACTGGTGGGAACATGCTTGGGCATTAGACTATCAACATGACAAGAAAAGATACTTAGAAAATCAATGGAAAATAATTAATTGGGATCATATAAATGAGCAGAGCGCAATATAACCTACAGACAAAGACAGACTATCTTCAACGTAAAATGTTTCTTGACCCAGCTGGTCCAGTGACTATCCAACGATTTGAAGAAGTAAAATATAATAAAATTGCAGACTTTGAAAAGACAGCTCGTGGTTTCTTTTGGGTGCCAGAAGAAATTAGTCTAACAAAAGATGCAGGAGACTTTAAGGATGCATCAGATGCAGTTAAACATATCTTCACTAGTAACCTGCTTAGGCAAACTGCTCTTGACAGTCTGCAAGGCCGCGGCCCAAGTCAAATCTTTACTCCGGTCATAAGCCTACCAGAACTAGAAGCACTAGTCTATAACTGGACATTCTTTGAAACTAATATTCATAGTCGTAGTTACAGCCACATCATTAGGAACATCTACAATGTACCAAAGGATGTGTTCAACACTATTCACGACACTAAAGAGATCGTTGACATGGCATCGAGTGTAGGACGTTATTACGACAAGCTACACACAATCAACTGTCTAATAGAATCTGGTGAAAAAATTGACGAAGAAAAACATATTAAGGCAATTTATCTAGCCTTACACGCAAGTTATGCCTTAGAAGCATTCCGATTTATGGTATCATTTGCCACAAGTCTAGCAATGGTTGAGAACAAGATCTTTATTGGCAATGGCAACATTATCAGCCTAATCCTACAAGACGAGTTACTACACAAAGGTTGGACTGCTTGGCTGATTAATCAAGTGGTTAAAGAAGATCCTCGCTTTGCTCGAGCGGCTCAGGAATGCCAAGAAGAAGTTCTACAGATCTACAAAGATGTTATTCAAGAAGAAAAGGCTTGGGCAGACTACTTGTTCCAAAAAGGACCAGTGATTGGCCTTAATGCAAATATTCTAAAAGATTTTGTAGACTATACTGCGGCAGTATCATTAAAAGATATTGGAATCAAGTACTGGAATTCTGCACCAAAATCAACACCAATTCCTTGGTTTAACAAACACAGCGATACCAGCAAGAAACAAACTGCTCTACAAGAAAACGAATCAACTAATTATGTTATTGGTGTTATGAGTGATGCCATTGACTACGAAGAATTACCATCTATGTAAAGGAAATAAAATGAAAGCTATTGTATGGAGTAAATATCACTGCCCCTATTGCGATCAAGCAAAAGCATTATTAAAATCTAAAAATATTGAATTTGAAGAACGCAAGATTGGAGATGGTTTTACCAAAGAAGAATTATTAGAAGCAGTTCCAACAGCTAGAACAGTCCCTCAAATTATCATTGATGGTCAATTAATTGGCGGATTTACAGAACTAAGAAAATATATTTCTGAAACTATGGAACCACAGAGCTCATTTTAAAGGAAACATATGATTATCGATAAAGGTGTATCAGTAGGCGAAGTTATTACTGTAAAATTAACCAGTGGAGAAGAGATTGTTGCTAAACTAACAGAGGAAACTGCCAGTTACTATAAACTGAGCAAACCTATGGTTATTGGCATGGGGCAAAAAGGTCCAGGTCTAATGCCTTATTTGTTTACAGTAAATCCTAACAAAGATATTAAACTACTAAAGCAAACGGTAACTGTTGCAGAAGCCACAGACGAAGTATTTGCTAAACAGTTTATTGAATCTACATCTGGGATAGCATTAGCTTAAATAATATTATGCCAGCAGTTGCTAGAAACGGAGACCCAACAACAACAGGTCACGGATGTGATGGAACTACAACCGTGACTGGTCCTTCTAGCAATGTGTTTGCCAATAATATTGGGGTAGAAAGGCAAGGGGATCCTACATCTCCCCATACTATAAATTCCGGAAGAAGCTGTGTACCTCATTCAGCCGTAATTAATGTTGGATCCGGCAACGTTTTTGTAAATGGAATACCAATTGCTAGAGTTGGCGACTCTACAGATGGTGGAGCAATAACGGCAGGATCTCCTACTGTTTTTGCCAATTAATTTGACTAAGAAATTTTCCTTCGTGTATAGTATATCATAAGTATTCTATACTTGCCTAAAGGAGAAATATATGGCTCAAAACAAATTTTCAGAATTCACTAAAATCGTAGAAGCAATGGAGGGCGACTTCGAAAAGTTTTACGATAAAGAAGTAGGCGCCGCAGGTACTCGTGTTCGTAAGCATCTACAAGAACTAGCTAAACTTTGCAAAGAAACACGCAACGACGTTACCGCAGTTAAAAACGCCCGTAAAGAAGCATCTGGCAAGTAAGCTGTCAACAAAACCCAAGGTAAATACGTTATATACTTACAAGGAGTATATTATGAAAAATTTACTAGCGATTTTGTTGATGACTGTTAGTTCTATTGCAGTTGCCGGCCCAAAACACGGGCATCATGGGCATCATAGACACTGGCATTCTAATCACAGTTGGGTAGTCCCGGCCCTGATTGGAGGCGCTGTAGTATATGCCGCTACTAGGTCTGATCCTGTGATTATTCAACAGCCTACAATAGTATTACAACCAAATCAAGTTATGATTGACGGGGTTGTATATAACAAACAGATCATGATTATTAACGGCGTTCAAACTGAAGTTCTTGTAAAGGCATCTTAATATGGCTTACAGTGACCAAGTTATTGACCACTACGAAAACCCACGCAATGTAGGTAGCTTTGATAAGAACGACGAGTCTGTAGGTACTGGTATGGTTGGTGCACCAGCCTGCGGTGACGTAATGAAATTACAGATTAAAGTAAACGATCAGGGAATAATTGAAGATGCTAGGTTTAAGACTTATGGTTGCGGAAGTGCTATTGCGAGCAGTTCATTGATCACTGAATGGGTTAAGGGCAAAACACTTGACCAAGCAGGACAGATCAAGAATAGTGAGATTGCAACAGAGCTTGCGCTCCCTCCGGTTAAAATACATTGTTCTATTCTAGCTGAAGATGCTATCAAAGCGGCAATAGAGGATTATAGAAAAAAACATTAGTAATGGAATGTACAAAATAATCTATAGGTCAACTAGAGAAGATCTAACTTTAACTTTTTTACCTAAACCCCAACCTTTTACAGATTTAATTGACCTTGAAAAATCTCAAGGACGGTTACTAGAAGTATCATCTACGTTAGTTGACAACAACTATACAGAACGATATCTACTACTCTGGGATAGTTTATCTAGTCTTTCTCAGTTTAATAAAAACCCTATTGTTATTGATTTTTTAAAAAACCTATTTGAATACAATAGGAGAAATAAAATCTATACCAATATAATAGGCGAGGAATATGATGAATGATAGACTTGGGTATTATCTAGTAGATGGTGTAAAGTTTGAATCAAAAATCCATGCACTAATTCATGCTACTAAAGTTAATAAACCAGCAAGATGGATTTTTAATAACGATGAATTTGAAAAAGTTAATTGGGTTAAAGAACCAACTGAAACACTAGACCAACTGTATGGAAAAAGAGCAAGACAGTTAAGAGAAAAGTATGACTATCTAGTTTTATGCTATAGCGGTGGAAGCGACAGCAACAATATACTAGAAGCCTTTATACGAGAAGGTCTAAAAATTGATGAAATAGTCACAAACTTTATCATCGATGCTACTAAAACAATTAGTAATCAAAATGTTGCCAGTACAGCGGCAGACAATCACAACTCAGAATGGGAATTACTAACCAAAGGTAGAATGCAATATATCTACGATAAAATGCCTGGTGTTAAAATTTCTAATTTTGATATGAGCAAGCCAATCTTAAATCATTTTAAAGATCATGAAGATGGCTCTTGGATCTTAAAATGTAGAGAATGGGCTAATCCAATGAGTACTGCTAGATACAACATCATACATGATGTATCATTGCGAAAAAGATTTGATAGTAATAAAACAGTGGGAGTAATGTTAGGTGTTGACAAACCTATGTTGTTTATTAGAGACAACAGATTTTATCTACAGTTCTTAGATACTATTGCCAATATTACACCAATGACTGAACATATCAAATCCTACGATAACAGTACTGTTGAATTTTTTTATTGGAGCCCAGATAGTGCTGACATTTTAAGAAAGCAGGCATGGACAGTATTAAAGTTTTTAAGAACATTTAAACAATATCATCCAGTGTGGGATTGGCAATCAAGACTTCCTTCTAGCCCTCTTTTTAAAACTGCAAGGAATGTTAAAGAAAGCCTTTTAAGAAGTATAGTTTACACAACCTGGAATAGATCATGGTTCCAAGCTGAAAAAGGGACTATTGGATGGACTAATGTCAACGATCGATGGTTTTTTGATTATTTCAAAGATACCAATGAATACCAGTCTTGGAAAAACGGGATTGAATATCTTGTTAACAACATATCATCAGAATTTTTAATGTTAGAAGATGAAAGATTTATTCCGATATATGGGCCAACTTATTACATTGGTAGTGTAAATATTACACAATGATCACAGTTACGCCTCGAGCTAAAGAAAAAATAATTCAACTGCTCAAAAGTAGAGGTAAAGGTGTTGGCATAAGGATTGGAATAAAAACTACAGGGTGTAGCGGACTAGCTTATACATTAGAATATGTTGACCATTACGATTATGAAGCTGGTGTTACTAATTACGCCCAAAGTGACTTTGTAATTCTTGTTGATAAAAAAGCAGACCCTTATCTTACCGGACTTACTATTGACTGGGTAAAAAAAGGACTCAATGAGGGGTTTGAATTTATCAACCCAAATGAAAGAGATCGTTGTGGTTGTGGTGAGAGTTTTAGAGTATGACACATTATTGGTCGAGAGTAGATACCCAGCTTTGGATATCTCAATTAGAAAACAGAATTGAAGACATAGAGTACTATCTCAAACGAACCGTAGAGTGGTGCGAAAATAACGGTATTTGGGATGATAAAAAAGTCTTTATGTTGGCCTTTGTCACAGTACTTTGGGTTTGTCATATGCGTGGCGAAGAAATTTCAAGAAGAGAAATTTTTGAACTAATTGGTATCGATGATTGGGAAATGATTGAGCAGGATGAACTAGTTGAAATTGGCCCCAAATTAGCCAATTTAGACTGGGAAGAAGTATTAACCAAAGTGAACAATGCATTTCCAATCTAGGTTGACCTAGATCGTTTTTTATTGTATACTAATAACAATTAGAACTTTGGAGAACGATTTTGACTATGCATTTAGAAGGCCCGTGGCTAAGCACCACAGGCAAAAAGAAAGGCAAACAAAAATTTCGTAATGCCGACGAAGCTCGAAAATCTCGAGAGCTTGATGCTTCGTGGAAAGAACTTCAAAAAAAATGGGGATTAGAAGCCGAAGAACGTAAGCGTAAACGAGCCCTATCTGCCCCCGTATTAAATTCACCAAAGCCCTATGTTAGAGATACTGGGCCACGTATTCCTAGCTTAAACGGAGGACTAGATTCAGCACCAGCTACTAAGGCAGCACCAAAAGTCTATACGGGAACCAAAGTAAAAGGCATTGCAACCATGCATAAAAGTAATGCTGTGCCTGTTTTTAGCGATGAAGAAGCCGTTGACATTTCCAAAATGCGGCGCTAAAATACTGATAAGTATATGTTTGGGATAAAACTAGTAGAAAACCTACGTCTAATCCGAAA